GCGTTGCGGGTGAGATCGTCCATCGGTCCTCCGGTGTGTGGTGAGCACCAGGCGGGTGCTCTGTGGTGTGCCTGGCTGGAAGCCACCACCGGGGCCGGGCCGATCGCCCGCGTGTATGCAGTTGTCCAGGTGCTGGGCCGTGGCCCGCTGGAATCAACATACAGCCACGCGCCACCCTGCACAACCCGCTACGCATCCGGCTGCGTGAGCAACCGCTGCGCATCCTCAACGCTGCGTGCCACGCCGGCGATGCCGCCTGCTGCTTGCACGGCGTCTAGCCACTGCTGCTGCTCGGTGCGGATGCGGCCGGTGGTGCTCTTCACCTCGATGCTGCAGAACACCGCAATGCGCTGGCCGACCATCTCGGGGGTGATGGTGATGCTGCGCCAGCCGATCAGATCGCTGCTGCCGGTCTGCAGTCCATACCGCACCGGCACGCCGCGCTGATCACGCAAGACGCCGCAGTTATTCCTGTAGAGGCGGCAGTCGCCACGGCTGCACGCTACGCGGATGTGCTGCTGGATTGTCTGTTCGCTGGGCACTGCGGAGAACTAGAAGACTTCACAGCAAGTTAGCGAGCCGTCGCTTTGCGTCCTTTGCAGGTAAGCAGAAATCCATCGGTCGTCTCTTGCTTGTGTAAATTTTTCGTATTGTTTTACGTATGATATGGCGTCAATGCCAGACATTTTTGAACAGAGCATATCGGGCAATCCGGAGTCAATAGCGCGAACGATCCAAGAATGACGTAGTTGTTTAGGGGTAAACGAAATCCCGTATCTACGAAATTGCTCAGACGATCTCCTGCCCATTGACTGCAAGGTCTTGTTTTTATAATTTGAACAGCGAAAACTAGCAAGTTTTGCGGACAAATTAAAGAGCCCAAACTTTTCAGGCCATTCCTCGCGCAATGGCAGTATAATTCGATGGTCTGACGCTTCATTTTGATTGATCGAAAGAATATAGCCATTTTCCTTGTTCATTCGGGAAAAATCGCAAAAAAACAACTCGTAATTGCGCAGGCCGTACGTGGCCATAAGCGCGGCGGCTGTTTTCCATTTGTCACTCTCGATCGAACTTATTTCGCGTTCGATGTCTAAATCTGCAATAACATCTTGAATTCGTTTGCCTGGGGCCTTGTATCCACAAGTTATTTCGCTCCAACTTGGCGGAAGATCAACTGCGTTAGCGCGTGCAATACACCCGAGCGCGGTTGCGCATTGCTGCCTGCTCCTACTTTGAGCCGGGTAAGACTGCGCTACTTCAAGAATCAGTTGAGGTGAAATTTCTTTGTCTTGACCCATATCCAAAAGCCTGCGCATATATGGAGCATATGCTGATGACCACGTGGCCATTCTTTGGCTGCCTTCATGCTTCCTGCCTGTAGTTGGATCAATGAAAAATGCTTTTTTGAATCGCTGAACCGCCTTAGATGTTTTAATCATGATGCTTGACTCCGTTGTTGTTTGTGTTGACGTGCCGCATAGACATGCTTCGCCCATGCGGCGGGGTTTTTGTAGCCGCGTTGGTGGCCGAGGGCGATCAAATCCTGGAGGCTCTGCGCGCTGCCTTGCTCGCGGCGCTTGGCCACGGCTTGCAGCTCCACCAGCTCACCATCAACCACCTTCAGCTCACGCGCTTCCTGCGGTGCAAACTCATGACCGCATTCGCGGCAGATCTGCGCGGTGCTCATGGCGGTGGCAAAGCACTTGGGGCAGACCTTGACGCTCGGTGCTGCCTCGCGATCGCGTTTCTTGATGCCATCCAAGCTCCATTCGCGCTCCTCCAAGTGGTGGCCGAGGCGGAGCGTATTACCGACGTGATCGAGCACCACCGCAGCAGGCTTGCCTGGTGCTGGCCGCAAGCACCGGCCGATCATCTGCAGATGCAGTCCGACGCTCTGCGTAGGCCGCAGCAGGATGCAGCCGCCGACGCTTGGAACGTCCACGCCTTCACCGATCAATGCGCAGCTGGTGAGCACCTTCAGCTGGCCGGTTTCCAGCGCCTGCAGTAGATCACGCCGCTGTTCGCCGGTCATGCTGCCGTCGATGCTGGCTGCAGCGATGCCTTGGCTGATGAACAGCCGCGCCACCGCTTCGGCGTGAGCAACAGAGCAGCAGAATGCAATCGCCGTTCGGCCGCTCAGATGCTTGCGGTAATGGCTGCAGCAGTCGCCCATGATCGTGGTAACGCGCTGCTCCGCTTGCTTGGCGTCGAAGTCGCCCATCCGCTTACGCAGTCCAGCAGCATCAAACCCAGGTGGTGCCAGCACACGGGCAGCTGCTAGGTAGCCGTTGTCCGTGAGCCACTTGGCAGTTGGACCCTGCACCATCACCTCATACCACTCGCCGAGGCCACGGCCGTCACCGCGAATTGGAGTCGCAGTGACGCCCAGCAGCTTGGCGGCAGAGAAGTGGCTGATCACCTTGCCCCAGGTGGGGCTATTGCTGTGGTGGCTCTCATCAACCACCAGCAGCTGGAAGAAATCACGCGGCAGCTTGTGCAACCTGCGGGCCAGTGTCTGCACGCTGGCAACCTGCACGGCATGGCTTAGATCCATGCTCCGGCCGGCAGCAATGCGGCCATGCCTGACGCCCATGCGCTGCAAGCTGCGGCTGGCCTGATCCAGTAGTTCCGCGCGATGCACCAAAATGCATACGCGGTTGCCTTTCTTGGCGGTTGCTTGGGCAATGTGGCTGAAGATCACCGTCTTGCCGCCACCAGTGGGCAGCACAGCCAGAACGCTGCGCTTGCCCAGCTGGTACTGCCCACGTATCTCTGTGACCAGCTGTTGCTGGTAGGGGCGGAGTTGGATGGTCATAGCTCATCCATGTCCAACAATTCGGCTTGGCCCGGTTCACGGGTTGCCTCTACCGCTATCTCCATGTTTTTGATCGCTTGCTTGTAGTAGCTCTCTTTCAGCTCAATTCCGATACCGCGCCGGCCAAGTGACACCGCGCCGTAAACCTCAGAGCCAACGCCCATAAACGGGGTGAGCACAGTCTCGCCAGGGTTGGTGCGCAGGCAGATGGCGCGATCAATCACATCCAGCTGCAGCGGGTGTACGTGCTTCTCATCGTCTGGATCCTTGCTGTCGCGGAATGGCAGCACACGGCCCATATTGATGTCATCCCAAATGGATGAGGCGTAACGGCGCCAGATCCAGTGGCTAAATCTGTTCTCGGTTTGCTTGCCCTTCCATCCTTTGTACCGCATCAACTCTTGCGGGATCGGGCACTCGCCTGCGTAGTGGTCAAGTCCAGTCGGGTTTGCGATGGGAACCTGATTGATGCCGCAACGACGGAAGATTAGAAGATAGTCAGCAGACGCTACACCAGCAAAGGCCGCATCATCAACAATCGTCTTATGAGCCAGGTTCTTCACCATCGTGCGGTTACGGACCCATAGCGGCTCCTTCCAAATCGTATGTCGTGCTACGAAATGCCAGCCAAGCTTCTGATGCAGTTCAATAATCTTGCCAGGCAAATCCAGCAAAGCATCCTGCCCGCTGTTGCCGGTCGGTATGTCGGTGCAATGCACAGCCGTTAAGCGGCCAGGCAGCGTCAACCTATGAAGCTCTTTGACCACAAACCCGTAATGATCCATGAATTGGTCATAATCGCGGCAGTTGCTAATGTCGCGCTCATTTGAGCTGTAGACATACAGGCCAGCAAACGGCGGCGAGTAGATCGAAAAGTGAACCGACTCACTCGGCAGATCCTGCATCACTTCAATGCAGTCCCCGTTGTAAATCGCGTAGCGGTCAGTAATCACAGCCATGATGGAAGCTCGATAGGTGCGGTGTTGTACTGTTTGCGCTCAATACTGAGCGAGTTGTTCATTTCGGCCACAAGATTGCCGAACATACGCTCAGCCTGTTGCCGTTTGCGGTTTAGGTTTTCCATAATGCGCCGCTCGCCTTCGGTCAAGATGATGTCAACCGTAACAGGGCGTTTCTGGCCAAATCTCCAGCAGCGTCTTACCGATTGGTAATACTGCTCAAAGCTATGAGAGGGAAAGTAGGTGACGTGATTGCAAATCTGGAAATTCAATCCCCACGCGCCGATCTTGGGTTTCGTGATCAGCACACGAGTGCGGCCTTCCGCGAAATCAATCAGCCGCCTTTCTTTCAGCTCATCCTTATCCTTGCCGGACACCTGAACTGAATCGGGAATCAGCTTTTGCAGTAGATCACCCTCTTCGTTCAAGTGACACCACACCAAGGCTGGTTGGCCGGTATCGGCGACCATGCCTGCAACCATCTCGCAACGCTCGGCAACGGTGCGCTTTTTCTCTGCACGTTGCTCGCGCAGATCAGTTGCCGGGATGGCAAACAGCATTCCCTCCGCGACGGTTGCTGTTTCGATCAAATGATCCGCCTCGATCAAATCTGGCAGCACAAATCGGCCATCATTAAAGCCAAGGTCTGACGGCTTGCGGCACGCCCTAGCCCAGCTGGTCACCCAGCGCCAGAACGGCAGTTCTGCATGGCCCTTAAAGCGCCACTTAGGAGCTTCGCCGCACATCCGCCGGCTGGTCAGATTGTTCTGGTCATTCTTGAAGAATCGAGCCAGCATGTCCATGTGACCCATGTAGCCAAGGGCTTCGCTACTGGTGCCAAGTTCGATGAAATCATTCGGCGCTGCTGTTGCAGTTGCAAGCAATCTGTAAGGCACCTTGCGCATGAAATCAGTGATTTCGTTGCGCCGCGATCCATCAAACGACTTAAGGATGCTGCTCTCATCGCACACAACGCCGGCAAAGTCGGTGGAATTGAACGCAGAAAGCCTCTCGTAATTAGTAACGACAATCCGACCCGGCACGCTGCCGTCACTGCTGCGGTGGCATTTGATGCCGAACTTCTCGCCTTCGCGGATGGTTTGTGCTGCTACGGCTAGCGGCGTCAAGATCAGCACCGGCCGGTCGGTGTAGCGGGCCACATTCTCCGCCCATGTGAGCTGCATTGCCGACTTGCCGAGTCCGCAATCAGCGAAGATCGCCGCGCGGCCTTTGCGTACCGCCCACTCCACCAGCGACCGCTGGAAATCAAACAGCTGATCAGGCATGAACACCGGCTCAAAGCCATGCTCAGCGCCGACCTGCAGCTTTCGATCTAGGAACTCTGAGTAGCTCGCCATCAAACCTCCGGGCAGCGCTTGCGGGCAGCATCCATCGCAGCGGCGCCATCAGCGCGGACGGTTTCACCGTGGCGCGTCACGGTCGCAGTGGGTGATGGTGCCTGCGAATCCCAGGCGTATTCCACGGCCTGGCGGATGGAATCACGCAGGCTGGTACCTTGCAGCCGCAGCAGGCAGAACCGTGCGGCATACAGCTCAGGGTCAACAGCACCGGCATGAGCGCAGGCCGGTAGCAGCAGTGCCGCCGCAGCGGCAGCGAGGGTAAGTCTTCTCATCGGTTGAGCAGTTGGGATAAGCCGGGATTGGGTGCGGCTCCCGGTTGGCCGCGTTAATCAGTCCATGTTGTTGCGGATCAGCTCGCGGGTCGGATCGTCTGAGCGGTGGTTGAAGTCCACGATGCAAGATCCGTAACCGGTGCCCCACCAATCCCAGCCGAGGATTTCAGATGCCACTTCAGCCGCTTGGTGAGTCCGCTTGCGGTCAGCCCATTCGACGCGGCCATTAGTCAGGTAGCCGATCTCAACAGTGCCGCGACCTTGCTCAATGATGGCGTCCATCGGAAAACCGGCCTCGCGAAGGGTCTTGAGAACGGTGCGGGTTGAAGGAGTGCGGATCATGGCTCTCGGTTCGGGATGTGCAAATCATACCACCCTAGGCAGCCGTGTGCAATCGGACTCGGCGGATGCTGTGCGGTTCAGCTCACCGCAGCCGGTTAAATGGCCGATGATCTTGGGATGGGTCATTGCAGTTGGTCCCGCTTGCCGGCATTGCAGTCACGGCACAGCACCTGCAGATTGCTCGGCTCATTGCTGCCGCCCTTGCTGACCGGGTGGATGTGGTCGATCTCAAGCTTTGCGCCGTCTTGCGCCGTAGCGCCGCACATCTGGCATCGGTAACCGTCGCGCTTCAACACTTGGAAGCGGATGCTCGGTTTGATGGGCTGGCGTTTTGGTTTTTCTTCTTCTGAAATGGTTATATCAGTCCATTCAACATAAGTTTGACCTTTATGCTGATAGATAGACAAAGAAGAAATTGCCGGGCAACTTTCACAGCCAAATCCAATTACCATGCCACCCCTGCGGGGGCTAGGGCAGCCATCCATCAAAGAATTGCTTTCTTGAACAACTCTTAAGGATTCTTCTTCTTCTAAAGAATGTTTTTGAATAAAGACAAGACTACCCCTTTTTGAGTCTTCCTCCCTGTCAAAATAGGCAATTCCATGATGATGCAAATAGTCGGAACCGCAAGAAGGGCAAATTAGCGGCTCGTCATCTCCAAAAGGATCCTGAATTGGTAGCTCCATTGTTTTGGCCCGTGTGGCCTTGACACGGTATCGCAATCGTATACGCTTGTCAAGCCACCACCATGACCCATGCCACTGGCACGACCTATTCCGCTCCGGCTGACGCCGGAGCAGTTGCGCTGGCTTGACGCTTGGCGCGGCGCCACCATATCCCGCAATGCCGCCATACGCATCCTGTTGGACCAGGCGATCCGTCAGCAGCAGCGCGAGCAGGCATGAAGGAAATTGACTTTGACGAAGCTCGCCGGTTCATCAGCATCCTCGGCAAGCCGGCTGGCACCATTCGCCTGCGGGCATTCCTCCATCGCGAGCACCCGGACAAGGCAACCGACAAGGGCCGCAAGGGTGGTGCATCAAAATCGCTGATCCGGCAATGGCAGTCTGAAGGTCGTGGCGTTTATGTCGTCGTCAACGACGGCGGTGACACCAACGACTCCATCACCGCCTGCCGTGCGTTCTTCGCCGAATGGGACGATCGCCCACGTGAATGGCAGCTAACCGCATGGCAGGAGCTTGGACTGCCTGAGCCCACCTTTCAGATCGACACCGGCGGCAAGTCAATCCACAGCTACTGGGTGCTCCAAGATCCGATCACCCCAGCGCATTGGTCGTTGGTGCAGACGCGG